CGTGATAGGTGCTTGCGCTGTGGTTCGACGCGGACTGCGTAACACGCAGTACATATAGGTAGGTGGTAGTCTTCATTCATGTAAGTTCCTCGGTTGTTGTCTGTTTAAGGTCGAAGGGCAGTTTTCCCGGGGTTGTGGAGATTTGATATCCAAGCTGTACTACATCGTTGAGGATGGATGCGTTCAGTGTGGTTTTGTTGGCGATGCGTGCAAACAACTTGGCGGTGTCGCATACTGGATAGACCAGCGTATTGCCATACACGTTTCGGACTTCGACTGTGATGGATTTGTTTGTCATTTTTAACTCCAAGTTCTGTGTCTTTCGGAGATGTGCTCAAGACCATCGTATTGCTCGATGTACCAATTCACACCATCGGGTATTTCCACGACTTTCAAATCAGAAAAGTCACCATTGATTGAAGCTCCATATTGTTCAACCAGTGCAACCAATACTGGACACTCTCGAGGAATGTCGTAATAGTAGAAATCAGGGTCTGTGATGTTTTTGCGGTTTTTGTATTCATCCAAGGCAGAATCAGTCAAACCGAAACCGCCATAGCTACGGTTAATTACAACTTTCATAAAGACTCCTCAGTCGGGTTGTTAAGGGCTTCGGTCAACACATGTCCAAAGTATGTGCCGCCAATGATGAGCGAGATGTTGTGTATCAAGCTTTCGCCAATGAAACCTAAAGTTATCATGGCTATTGAAACAAGGGTCATTAACAGGATGTATAGTTTAGTTTGCATTGTGGATTCCTTTGCTTAGCGCAACGATGTGGATTTGTAGTAGTCGCGCAGATAGTTTTCGGGGTCGTCTGCGTCCAGCGGGTTGTCTTGCATGTCGCACTCGAACACGAATTCGTGGTCATCAGATGCAAAGTTGGGTTCGATGATGAGGCTATCCAAGTGTGCGTTGGGGATGGTCAGGTACATGAGTTTTGTTTTCATGGGTTCTCCAAGTAAGTGAGTTGAGGGAAAGGCGTGGCGGGAAAATCGGTCGACAGTTGTGCGCGTGATAGGTGCACCTGCACTATATTGCATTGAATATTCCGTGGGTGAAATGGGCTGGAATATTCACGTGAGTGGATACTAACAAAAAACTCCCTAGCAAATCAACGACTTACGTGCGTGGGGAGTAGGGGCAAAATCGAATATTCCAATATTCCAAGTTTTGGAAAGGGTCAGGTGGGTTTTGAGATGATGAGTATTGTGTGTGCGCTTCGCGCACATCATGTCACCGCAAAAATAATTTCCATAGGAGGCTGTATTGTATGGAATATTGGAATATTGGAATATTCAAAGTATTAATATTGCTCTAAGTGGTTGACCCGCAAGGGAGATTTTTTGTAATACTGAATATTCCGGAGAATATTCCGTAGTGTTTAACTTGGAAAATTCAAATCTCATGCGAGCTTGGCTTGCGCCGCCGCGCCTACATACACACGTATCTCTCCGTGGCTACGATTGTCACGCCATTGTTGTGTGTGGCGTTGTGTTGATTTGTGGTAGCCAGTTAGCTTGGTATATATATTCCGGTTAGGTACTGGTGGAAGACCGCCGGGTAATACTTTATCTTTATCGCCCTTGATTGTTGGCGGCATTGGATACATTGAACCTCTTGGTACAGAATGAATACGCATGACTTACTCCGTGATTAAGTGAATGATGTTGAGCAGTTTGGGTTCATGCTCAGGAATTGTGTGGTTCAAGCTTCGATAGTTTCAGGAGTGCCCTGTTCAGCGATACGCTGAACGATGCCGTACACGAAACCCTTTTGACCTTTGAGCTCTTTACCCTTGGTCACGACTGCATTGTTGACAGCCAAGCACAAGCCAATCAGTTGCTCTTTTGACACTGAACCAAACTGAGGGACTAAGCCACCGATAAAAGGTGCGGCAGACTTTGGCACAAGCGTATCGAGAATGTCATTCACCAAGGGACGATACTGTCCGTTAGCAAGCCATTTAGCGTACATGGCGTGTCCCATGTCCATGCGGGTTTGGCGGTCAGCGAAAGCCACAGCCCGTGCAAATGAACCAGTTTTGCCAGTTTTGGAGGACAAAACGATTGAAGTGCCATTGTCGATGATATTAACGAGATTCATGATAATCCTTGAGTTAGTTGGTTTGGAAGATGCACACTACACCATGCAATGCACATCTTGAAACCGACTCCCACGCTTTGCCACGCGTGTTTATGCCATGCCTTACGGGTTAGGCAATAGAGTCGGATATCACCGGCGTGTTACTTCACCCAAACACGCAAAACGCTACTAAATTTTTAATGAACTGCTCTCACACAATGCAACCTATGTTTATCCATACTTGAATTCGAAGGCATGACACCTTGAACCACGAAGCACAGCATAAGCCGAACCATGTCGCCAATTTAATGAACTTGAAAGCCGAGGGATACGATGCCCTACACTAATGGTTTTGACCCGACAAGCGGCACGGACGGGACGGACGGGACGGGGGGAGGGACACGGCTAGCGGGACGGCGGCCCCTGTTTACCTATTACGCACATAACAAGGCCAATTTTTTAGTATATACACACGATTGCCACACCTAATTCACACACCCCCGCCGTACAATCTGATCCGTGCAGTTGTCAAACCGGCGAAATGGGGATGGAGAACTTGGTTATTTTCCGGTTTTCATATCAAGGCCAACGAAACGGCAGGCGAGCTTCTTACCTATTACTGCACAACCACTTGACAATTTTGCCCATATAGCTACCATACACACGTCATTAACCAAACGGAGCCCCACATGGCAACCAACTTGAAAAAAATGTTTGCAGGTAAAGAAACCCCTAAAGAAGAAAAAGGCGAAGCCAAAGCACTGAAGTCTGGCAAGATCAGCGTTGGCCAGTACATGAAGGGTGAGAAGTCCGAAGGCGAGAAGCCATCCAAGAAAACCGCTATGGCCATTAAGTCCGGCAAGATGAGCCCAGCTGCTTATGCCAAAGCAGACAAGATGGAAAAGAAAAAGTAATGGCAACTAAGAATTGGATTGCTGGCGCAATTAAAAAACCCGGTGCGCTTCATAAAGATTTAGGCGTGGCAGCTGGACAGAAAATTCCAGCTAAAAAATTAGCCGCAGCCGCCGAAAAGGGTGGCAAGGTTGGTCAACGTGCGCGCCTAGCTCAGACTCTCAAAAAGATGAAATGAAGCGTTATAACTTCCACCTGCCAGAGCAGATCATGGATGAACTGCGCGATATGTCTGAGGAGACGGGGCTGACTGTGTCGGAGTTAATCCGCCGGGCCCTGTCTGACTTCTTAAAGCAATCCGTGGCAGAACATGAATGAAGACCTGATCGTTGACCATACAGAGTTTGCGCTCTCACCGACCGCACCAGAAGCCCATGTGACTTTGGATATCCCACCCCAGCTGGTGTGGGAGTGTGCGGCTGGCTTGGAAGACCCTGTATCCATAGCGCAACGGTTTGGGTTTGAAGGCGAGAAGTGGGAGCGTCTAGCGCAGTGGCCACCATTCATCAGTGCAGTACAGACCCAGCGGGCAGAGTTTGAACGTAACGGCATGACGTTTCGCCTTAAGGCGGGATTGATGGCTGAAGAGATGATGGGCATGATGTTCAAGCAGGCCGTATCAAACGATAGCACGATCATGCAGAAACTGTCAGTGTTCCAAGCGTTGACAGACGTGGCAGGACTCAAAGCACCGAAAAACGACCCGGGCAACACCAATACTGCTCCGAAATTCAGTATTACAATTAACATACCGCAGGGTGCTCAGCCTGTGACAATAGATGGCTAACCTAGTCTATACACCACCCACATCGGTAGTTCCATTTCTGACATCCGACAAGTTTGCCAATTTTATCGTGGGGCCGGTGGGTTCGACAAAAACAACAGCGGCGCTCATCAAGATCGGGTATGAAGCCCAGCGGATTAAAGCGTCTCCTGATGGCATACGGCGTAGTCGTGTGGCTGTTATTCGTAACACCCGTCAGATGCTGTGGGACACAACAATTCCTGACTTTACCAAGTGGTATCCGGATGGCGAGGCGGGCATACTAGAGAAGACCAACAGCAAGTTTCAGCTGAAGTTCAACGACGTAGAGTGTGAAGTTTTGTTTCGCGGATTGGACGATGCTAACGACGTGCGTCGGTTACTTTCATTACAGTTAACGTTCGGCGTTATGGATGAGTTCCGTGAGATTAACCCCGACGTTTACAATGCGCTGACTGGTCGCTTGGGGCGATACCCTGACAAGACTATGAACGGCGTGGGTGCTTGCGATGACAACGGCAAACAGATTCATAAAGTATGGGGCGCGACTAACCCGCCAGACATGGATACATTTTGGGAGACTACGCTCAACGAGCCGCCTAGCAACATGCACGTCACCATACAGCCTAGTGGTCTGAGCCAAGAAGCAGACTGGGTGCAGTATCTGCCGGACGGGTACTATGAAAACTTGTGCGAAGGCAAGTCAGACGACTGGATTGACGTATATGTCAACGGTCAGTTTGGTAAATCGCTGAGCGGGCAGCCAGTGTTTAGAGCGTTCGACCGAGATACCCACGTGGCCAAGCAGACTCTGAACCACATCAAGTTGCAAACACACCCACTCATCATTGGGATGGACTTCGGGCTCACACCCGCTTGCACTATAAATCAGGTGGATGCACAGGGGCGGTTGCTGACGTTCGCTGATCTGGTGTCGGACGGCATGGGCACACTACGGTTCTGTCGTGAGAAATTAAAGCCACTGCTTGTCAACCGATTCCCGGGTATGAACGTTTTGATTGTTGGTGACCCAGCAGGGCAACAGCGGGCGCAGACCGACGAACGTTCAGTGTTTGATATTCTGCGAGCAGAAGGTTTCCGAGTCATCTCGGCTAAGTCAAACAGTGTCGTGGCACGTATCAATGCAGTCGACAAGATGCTCACTAGAAGTGTGGATGGTAAACCTGCCCATCTAATTGATCCATGTTGTACGCATTTAATTGCTTCCCTACGCGGCGGATATAGGTATAAAATACGGCAAAACGGCGACAGAGACGATAAGCCGGAAAAGAATCATCACTCTCACATTGCTGATGCGCACCAGTATGCATGTCTACACGCAGATGGTAATGTGACCGGAGACACGTGGCAGCGCAAAGCAGTGGAAGTCAAGAAGGTTGACTATGTTTGGTCTTGACAGAGTCACTGCAAGCTGCTATACCCCCACCATGTTTAAAATGTGACATATATGCAACTTGGACTTAACATTACGAATACCAATGCGCCGGGCACAGTCACGGCGGGTGGACTTGTCACCATTAAGTCTATAAAAGCCCTACAAGAGGAATCTCGAGCAGCAGCTCAGTTAGCCAACTCACAACCAGTTGTGCAAGCCCTGTCGGGCTATATTCGTAAGAAGTGGCAGGCTGCAATGTTGGCCAAACAGCAGACTTCTGAAATTAAGATGCTGAAATCTGTGCGGGCGCGTAGGGGGGAATATGACCCTGACAAGCTGGCTCAGCTGCGTGAGCAAGGCAGTGCGACTATTTATATGATGCTTACAAGCAACAAGTGCCGTGCTGCATCTAGTTGGTTAAAAGACACACTTGTTACCGCGGCAGAAGATAAACCTTGGACAATTACCCCAACTCCAGTTCCAGATTTGCCCCCCGATCAAGTCCAGTCCATCATGCAGCAGGCACAGCAAGAAGTGCAGCAGCTTTACATGCAGGGCACGCCGCCAACGGATCAGCAGGTACGTGAGCGCTTACTTGAGATGAAAGATATGGCCATGTCCCACTTAAAGGATATGGCTAGCCGTACGGCTGAGCGTATGGAAGTAAAGATGGATGACCAGCTCAAAGAAGGTAACTGGAGCCGGGCTTTTGCAGACTTCCTTGACGATATCACCACATTTCCATCGGCTATCATGAAAGGCCCAGTTGTTCGTAAGCGTCCAAAAATGAAATGGGTGCCCGGTCGAAATGGGCAGTACATGATGGACGTGAAAGACGAGTTGGTTCTTGAGTGGGAACGAGTTGATCCGTTTAACCTTTACCCCGCCGCAGATGCAACAAATATTGATGATGGCTACTTGATTGAGCGCCATAAATTACATCGGTCTGACTTGCAGGCCTTGATTGGCGTTGAGGGTTACAGCGACGGCGCGATCCGTGCTGTGCTTGAAGAATACGGCAAAGGCGGCTTGCGCGACTGGATTTATGTCGATATGAACAAGGCCGCTGCTGAAGGTAAGTCCACAATGGGCGTGCAGCAGAACCCGTCTGAGTTGATTGATGCCCTCCAGTTCTGGGGCAGCGTGCAGGGCCAGTTGTTGCGCGATTGGGGCTTACAAGAAGAAGATGTTCCTGATCCGCTGATGGATTACCCCATCGAGGGCTGGGTTATTGGCAACTGGGTTATCAAAGCCGTTGTGAATCCTGACCCGCTGGGTCGCAAACCATATTTCAAAGCTTCCTATGAGGAAGTTCCCGGTGCGTTTTGGGGTAACTCTGTAGCCGACTTGTGCCGAGATACTCAAGATATTTGCAACGCCGCCGCCCGTTCGCTGGTAAACAACATGTCGATTTCAAGCGGCCCACAGGTTGTGTATAACATCGACCGCTTGCCCCAAGGCGAGAATATTACTCAAATGTACCCGTGGAAGGTGTGGCAGGTCACATCTGACCCGTTGGCCGGTTCAGCCCCCCCGATGCAGTTCTACCAACCTAGTTCATTAGCCAGTGAGTTGATGGCTGTGTATGAGAAGTTTGCTACGTTGGCCGATGAGTACACAGGTATCCCACGTTACATGTCAGGCGATAGTCCAGCAGGCGGCGCAGGC